GGCGACAAAAGCCCGGGCTATCGCTCAAGCTGCTGGATTCGCAGGGGATTCGCTTTCGTTTCCGGCAAAAAGCGGCCTCGGAAACGCGAGTCAAATGAATCACTTAGCCGCCATCCGCCAAAATTTTTGAGGGGTGAGCAGGGGGGATTCGCTTTGCCGGCGGCGCCGCCGCCGGCGTTTTCGCCGCGCGCGGACACGCAAAATCATGGCGAAAAAGTCCAAGGCGCGGCCTGTGGCCCGGCATAAAGCGCCACCACGGCCTAAATCGAAACACCCCGCCGCACCGCCTTCGCCGCCACCGGCGAAGTCGGCGAACACGGCGACGACCGAGCAGATGGCGTCGCTATTCAAATGCACCGAGCGGCAGGTCCAGCTGCTCGCCGAGCAAGGCATCGCTGTCCGCGCAGGCCACGGCAAATATGATTTCGCCAGATCGACGCAGAACTACATCGAACACCTGCGCGCCCAGGCCGCCGGTCGCGCCGGCGTCGACCCCGAGACCGACACGGCTGCCGCTAATCGCGAGCGGGCCGTTGAACAGACCGCGCTCTATCGCACCAAGCGTCTCGCCATCGAAGGCAAGCTGATCGACATCGCCGATGCGCGCGAAGTAGGTCTGCGGCTGATGCGCGGCATCCGCCAGTTCGTCCTCGGCCTGCCGAACGCGATCGCCCACGAGGTGCCGGTGCTGACCGCGCGCGATGTCGTCGCGATCAAACGTCTTTGCACCGACGGCCTCGAGGACGCTTCCGGTGGCAAGGGCTTCGACCTGAGCGGCCTCGCCGCAGAAACCGACGATGTACCCAGCGACGAACCTCGCGACGGAAATACTGGCGGGTCTGAAGCCGCCGCCGCAGGTCACGCTGTCGGAATGGGCTGAACAGAATTTCGTCCTGCCCGAAGGATCCTCGGCGCGTCCCGGCCGCTTCCGCCTCTGGCCCTATCAGCGTGGCATTCTCGACGCGATGGGCGATCCGCTCATCACCCGCGTCACGGTCATCAAGCCAACGCGCATCGGCTACACCAAATGCCTGATGGCGGCGCTCGGCGCGACGGCGGCGACCGATCCCTGTGCGATGATCCTGCTGGTGCCGACCGACGACGACGCGCGCGGCTTCGCCGTCGATGAGGTCGAGCCGTCGTTTGAGGCGACGCCCGCGCTGCGCGGCCTGATCAAGACCGGTCGCGTCGACGGCCGCAATACGCTGACGATGAAAACCATCGCCGGCGGCGGTTCGCTCAAGATCCGTTTCGGCGCGTTCGCCGCGTAACCTGCGGCGGCACGACGCCAAGAAGCTGTTCGTCGACGAAGTCGATGGCATGGAGGTGACGGCGGAAGGCGATCCGATCCTGCTCGCCGAAAAGCGCACGCTCGCGCATCCCGATCGCAAGATCATTCTCGGCTCGACGCCGACCGACGACACGTCGCTGATCGCCAAGTCCTACGCCGCGTCCGACCAGCGCATCTTCGAAGTGCTGTGCCCGCGCTGCAAGGCGTTCTTCGAAATCCTCTGGAAGCACATCATCTGGCCGAAGGGCGAGCCGAAAAAAGCGGTCTGCTATTGCCCTCATTGTTTCGAACTTGCCAACGCCGAGCGCGCGATCGGCAAGGACATTCTGGCCGACCGTCCGCAGATCGTCATCGAGGAACGCTTCAAGCGCGAGATGATTGAGGCCGGTACATGGACGGCGCAAAAGCCGGATGTCACCGATCACGCCGGCTTCCGTCTCAATGCCCTGATCTCGATGCTGGCCAACGCGACGTGGGGCAAGCTGGCCGAGGAATTCGAGAGGGCCAAACGCGGCGGTCTCGCCGAGCTGCAGGTCTTCGCTAATACGGTCGAGGGCCGCGTCTGGACGTCGTCGCCGGACGCCATCGACACCGAGACGCTCGCCGGCCGCGTCGAGGACTTCGGCATTCGCCCCGGCGAAGGCGGGCTCAACCGCTTCCCCGCCGACGTGCTGTTTTTGCTCGCCGGCGTCGATACGCAGGACGACCGCTTCGAAGTCCTGCTCTGGGGCTTCAGCGAGACCGAGAACTTCCTGCTCGACCACCACGTCATCTGGGGCGACCCGGCCGACGGCGTCACGCAGGCCGAACTCGACACCTATCTGCGCACGACCTGGCCGCATCCGAACGGCTGGACCATCGCCATCGAAGGCGCCGCGGTCGACAGCCAGGGCCACAAGACGCAGGCCGTCTATGATTTCTGCCGGCCGCGCCTGGCGCGCCGCATTCACGCCATCATCAGCCGCGTCGGCCCCCGCCGCTTGTGGGAGGCCGCGAAGAAACCGATGAAAGACGGCACCCGCCTGTCGATCATCGGTCACGACGGCGTCAAGACGCTGGTGCTGCAACATCTGGCGCTGCCGGAAAAGGACGATGCCGGCGAACCCGTTGTCGGTCGCTGCCGGTTCTCGAACGATCTGCAGGCCGAATCCTTCGACCAGTTGACCGGTGAGAAGCGCTTCGTGCGCTACGTGCGCAACCGCCCGGTGGTCGAGTTCAAGCGGACCAAGGCCGGCCATCCGGTCGAGGCGCTCGACGCCACCTGTTACGCCTGGGCCCTGCGCTCGACGTTCAAGATCAATTTCGCCGAGCGCCGCGCCCGCCGCGGGCAAGGCCCGGCCAAGCAGACATCGCTGGGCGATCTCTCCAGCCTGCTCAACAAAAAGTAACCGCCATGCCGGATGACGCCAAGCCGCGCGTGCGGATCGCCGCCGGTTCGCGCGCATCGACGCCGTCGTTGCCGCCGGGTCTGCCCGCCGCCGTTGACGGCCGGCCGTCGCCCTCGGCCGGTTACATGCGCGCCTTCGAATCCGCGCCGATGTTCACCGGCTGGCACCCCGCGCTGCGCGAGGCCTCCGACGACGTCAAGCAGGCCTGGCGTCTGGCGACCGCGCGCACGCTCGACGCGTTCCATAATTCGGGGTTTCTCACGGCTTGCCGCGAGAAGTCGGTTGCGGCCGTTGTCGGAACCGGTCTCGATCTGGACTGCAAGCCTGCCGCACCGGTGCTTGGCTGGTCGGACGATCAGGCGCGCGAATACGCCGAGGTGGTCGAGGCGCGCTGGTCGGTTTACGTCAATTCGGCACGGGCCGCTGACGCGCTCGGCTGCAACAACGTGCATCAGCGCGCCGGGCAGGCCTACGCGCATTCGATGGCGACCGGCGAAATTCTCGCGACGCTGCCGTATTTCCAGAATCCCGGCTCTCAGCAGATGACCAAGCTGCGCGTGCTGCCGGCCTGGCGCTTTTCCAATCTGTCGGAGCCGCCGAACCTCATTCAGGGTGTGCGCGTTAACGCGACCGGTGCACCCACTGGCTATCGCCTGAAGCGAAAGAATGCCTACGGCGGTGAAGAAGAATTCGAGCTGCGCCGCTTTGACGATGTCGGGCGCCCGATCGTGGTGCACATCTTCGAGGGTGAGCCGGACCAGGTGCGCGGTATTTCCGATTTTGTGTCGGTACTGAAGGTGGTGCGCCAGTTCGATCAGCTCGCCGATGCCACGCTCACCACCACACTGATCCAGACCATTTTCGCCGGTATGTTCAAGTCGGCCGGGACGCCCGAGCAGGTGCTTGACGCCGTGCGTAGTCAGGGCGAGCAATCTGGGGAATCTGACTTTGCCAGACTGATTTCCAGCAAGGCACAATGGTACGACAAGACCGACATCAATCTCGGCGTCCACGGCAAATTACTGCACGGTTTTCCCGGTGACGAACTGCAGTTTTTCCGCGCCGAGCATCCGAACGCCGGTTACGAGTCATTTGCCAAGTTCCTGTTGTTGGAATGTGCGACCGCCTCGGCGCTGACCAAGGCCGAATTTACCGGTGACTATACCGGTGAGACCTATTCCTCGATCCAGATGGGTACGTCGGTCAATTGGCCGCGCGTGTTGCGCCGCCGCCGATATCGGGTGGCACCGCTTTATCAGGCGCTCTATGAAGCCTGGCTCGAGGAAGATATCGAGCGCGGCGCGCTCAAGTTTCCCGGTGGCGTCGAGGCTTTCCTCGCGCAGCGCGACGCGGTCTGCGAGGCGAACTGGAACGGTCCGCCAAAACCGCAAGCCGACGAACTCAAGACCGCCAAGGCGGCCGAGAGCATGCAGGCTGTCGGCATTCCCGACCGATATATCTACGGGCTGTACGGTCTCGACCGAGACGACGCTTACGCCGAACTCGCCCGCGAAAAGGGCATGCGCGAAAACCTCGGCATCGATCGCGGTCGCGCCGGTCCTGATCCAGTCGGTGATACGCTGGCGACGCAGACCGAGAACGCCGGAGGCAACACCAATGGCTGAACCGGCAATGACCGTTGAAGAAATCGACGTCGCTATCGCACAGTTGCGGCTGGCAAAACAAAACCTCCTGACCGGCAAGGCCGCCCAGCAAGTTACGATCGGCGGCAGATCCACGACCTTCGCGGTCAGTCTCAATGTTCCGGCGCAGGTTCAGACGATCAACGCCGAAATCTCTCGATTGTTATCCGAGCGCGCGACACTGACCGGCACCACGACCGGGCGCCGCCGCGCCATCACCTTCGGCTGACATCACCCTTTCGGACTTCGCGCGAGGATCGCAGATGCATTTTCATCGCGTCGCCAGCCAGTTTTTCAACACGCCGCTACTGTTGTCGCGGCAGTCCGGCGAGACCATCGCCGCCTATCTGCACGCGCGCATGCGCAACCAGACGTCGGCGCCGTCGTCTGCGGTTCTCGCCCAGCCGGCCGCGATGGCGGTGGGTGACGACTATCGGCCCGTGCCCTATCGGCTGGTCGGCGGTACCGCCGTCATTGCCATTGTCGGCGAGCTGGTCGGGCGCGGCTACTGGATGAACGCCGACAGCGGGCTGGTGTCTTACGAGGGCATCAAAAACCAGTTGCTCGCCGCCGCCGGTGACACCCGCGTACGCAACATCCTGCTCGATATCCAGTCGCCGGGCGGCGAAGCACTTGGCTGTTTCGAGACCGCCGCCCTGGTGCGCGCCGTGAACAAGCAAAAGCCGGTGGTCGCGATCGCCAATGGCATGGCGGCCTCGGGCGGCTACGCCATCGCTTCGGCCGCCGGCACGCTGATCACGATTCCCTCCGGCATGGTCGGCTCGATCGGCGTCGTGTGGGTGCATCTCGATTTTTCGCAGATGCTGGAAAACGACGGCGTCAAGCCGACGATCATCACCGAGCCTGTCAACAGCGCCAAGGGCGATGCCAATCCTTACGAGCCGCTGTCCGACGAAGCCGCGCTGCGGCTGCAGCGCGACGCGCAGGCACTTTACCAGCAGTTCGTCGAGAGCGTCGCGCGCGACAAGCGCATGACCGCCGCCGCGGCGCGCAAGACCAATGCCGATGTCTTCATCGGAGCCGCCGCCGTCGAAATGGGATTGGCCGACGACGTCGGCACGTTCGAGGAAGTTCTGGCCGAAATGGCCACTGCGTAACGTCAACCGCCCGGTTCCGGGCCATCAAGGGAAGCTGTCATGAATCTGGACAAGCTCAAGGCCGTGCTCGGAGGCAAACCGGGCGCGAACAATCAATCGACGCCTGCGCCGGCCGCAAGCGTCGAAAATCTCAATCTGTCCGCCGAGCAGACGACGGCGATTGCCGCCGCGCTCGAGGAAGCGGTGACCGCCGCCAAGGCCGAAGGCCACAAGGAAGGTGCCGCCGCCGCCAACGACCGGCTCGCCGCCGTCGTCGGCCACGCCAAGATCAAGGGCACCGGCAAGGAAAGCGCCGCGCTCGCGCTCGCGGTTAAGTCGCCGCAGATGAGCGCCGACGACATCGCCGACTTCGTCGCCACCCACGCCGGCACACCGGCGGCCGAAGGTGACAGCAAGACGCCGAAGATCGAGGACCGCATGCACGGCCAGGGTGCCGATCTGGCGCTCGGCGCGCCGATGCAACAGCCGGGCGGGCAGGCGGCCGCCGTCAGCGGCTGGGACAAGGCCATCGCCAAACTGCCCGGCGGCAANCCCGCCGCGGCGCACTAAACCGTCGCCGGTCGCGACACGGACCCACAGGAAAACCAGACCATGACCACCAAAACCGAAGCTCGCGCGCCGCTCGCCTTCCTGATGTCGGAAGCCGCCGGCAAGCGCTCGCGTGCGGCGCTGCTGATCGCCGCGTCCATGACCATCCTTTCCGGGCAGGTGCTCGGCAAGGTCGGCGTTAACGAGGGTGACGTCACCGTCGGCGCGCCCGCTTTCACCGGCACCGGCAACGGTGTGCTCACCAAGGCGACGCCGGCCTATGGCGCCGGCGTGCAAGAGGGCACCTATACGGTGGCCCTGGTCGAGGCCGGCACCGACGTCGGCAAGTTCGCCGTCACCCGGCCCGACGGCACGATCGACGGCTACGCCACGGTCGGCGTCGCCTATGACGGCCAGGTCAAGTTCACCATCGCCGACGGTTCGACCGACTTCGCCGCTGCCGCACAGTTCACGCTGGCCGTCACCATCGCCGAGGCCTCCGACGCCGCGCAATACAAGGCGCTCGATCTGTCGGCGACCGACGGCGCCGAGACGGCCTGCGCGGTCGCGGGCTATCCGGCCACGACCGGCGAAAGCGAGACCGTCAGCATCGCCGGCTTCGTGCGCGACTGTGAGGTCAACGGCAACGAACTCGAATGGCCGGCCGGCATCACGACCGACCAGAAGGCCGCCGCCGTCGCCGAACTCGCCGCCGTCGGCATCATCGTCAGGTAGTTCCGACACAGCCGGGGCGGCGATCCCGTCGTCCTTCATCCGAAACAAGCCCTGATAGGGGAAATTCCAATGCATCTCGACGTTTTCAAAGGCGACGGCTTTACGGTCAGCAGTCTGACCGACGCCGTCAACAAGATCCCGTTCGTGCCCGGACAGATCGGCCAGCTCGGCATCTTTCAGGAATCAGGCGTCAATACGCTGACGGTCGGCATCGAGGAAAAGAACGGCGTTCTGACCCTCGTCTCGCCGTCGCCGCGTGGCGGTCCCGGCGAAACCATCGCCAAGAATCGCCGCACGCTGCGCCAACTCGCGATCCCGCACTTCCAGCGTGACGACTCCATCATGGCTGACGAAGTCCAAAGCATTCGCGCCTTCGGTTCGGAAAGCGAACTCGAAACCGTGATGGGCAAGGTGGCCGAACGGCTCGCGGTCCATTCGCAGGATTTCGAGGCTACGGCCGAGTATCACCGCATCGGCGCGATCAAAGGCATCGTCACCTACGCCGACGGCACGACGCTCAATCTGTTTACCGAATTCGGTGTGAGCCAGGAGACCGAGATCGATTTCGATCTCGACAATGCCAGCCCGGCGGCCGGGGCGTTGCGCAAGAAATGTGACACCGTGATCCGTCTAGTCGCCAACAACCTTGACGGCTCGCCTTATAGCGGCGTGCGTTCCGAAGTGAGCGACACCTTCTGGGACGATCTGATCGCGCACAGCGAAGTGCGCGCGACCTACCTGAATCAGCAGGAAGCTTCACAACTTCGTCAGGGCACGGCCTACCAGGAGTTCAACTTCGGCGGTATCACCTGGCGGAATTATCGTGGCTCCGTCGGCGGCACGCCTTTCGTGGCGGCCGACAAGTGCCACATCTATCCGGTTGGCGTCCCCAACCTGTTTCGCTGCATCTACGGTCCGGCGGATTACATCGAGACCGTGAACACGATGGGCCAGCGCATGTACGTCAAACNGTANCTCGATCGCCGAACGACAAGGGCATCANNCTGGAAGTTCAGATGAATGCGCTGCATTACTGCACCCGGCCGAAAACGTTGCTCAAGGGCAAGCGCACCTAACCGGGGCGCACTCAGGACATCTGAAATCCCGCCCCTTCACCGGGGCGGGGTTTTCAAGGGTGGCGCTGTGCTGCCGCCGCTGAAAACCCCGGGCCATCACCATGAGCCGTTTCCGCGCGCGCGCCGAAGCGGCGCTCATTCCGCAATTCGACGAATTCGGCGTGCCGGCGCGCTATACGCCGCCCGGCGGCGGCGCAACAACCGACTGCGCCATCATCCGCGATCGCGAGGACCGCGAGACCGGCTTCGGCGCGGCGGTGACCAACGCCGATCTGGTCGAGGTCCGCCAGTCCGAACTCGCCGCGCCGAAACGCAACGGCACCTTCGCGTTGCTCGATGAGGATACCGGCGAGCCGACTGGCGTCACACTCACCGTCATGAGCGACCCGGCCACGCCCGACGACGATCCCGACCGGCTGTTGTGGCGGATGACGGTGCAGGCCTCCGCGTCATGACCGGCAAACAGCCGACCATCGGCGTCAAGTTTGAGGCGGACCTCAGCCGATTTTCGAATGAGCGCGCTGCCGCCATCCGCCGCGGTGCCATGCGCGGTGCGATACGTTTTGGCACCCGCGCGAAGCTGGCCTTTCGCGGAGATATCCGCAAAGCCGGTTTGGGTGACCGCCTTGCGAACACATGGCGGGTCGATATCTACCCGCAAGGTCGTTTGCAGTCCTGGCATCCCGCAGTCTACGTGCACTCGAAAGCGCCTGAGATTGTCCGAGCGCATTCCGACGGTGCGACGATCAGGGCGAGGAACGGGGCTTATCTGGCAATCCCGACCGACAACGTGCCTTTCAGGGCGCGACGGCACATGTCGATGGCAGATGTTGAGGCGCGCTTCGGAAAGCTGGCCATTGTCAGGTCGACGAAAAATCCCGGCGTCCTCTGGGTCTTTGCACAAGCGATCAGGGCAAAAAACAACAAGACATGGCGACGGGCGACCAAGCGCCGCTCGGGACAAGGTCGCGGTGTCGAAAAGGTATTGATGTTCATTCTGATCCGGCAGGTCACACTTCGCAGTGTCCTCACGCCACCCGAGGCAATGGCGGCTCAGCTGTCACCGGTTTTCCATGATTATATCGCGGAGGAAATCGTTCGCGAACTATCGCTGACCTGACTGCCCCGGCTTTCGACGCAGCAATCCGTCGCTGCGGCCATGCACATAGGGTTCGTCCAGATCGCGGATCATCTGGCCCTCGTAGCCGTCGCGTAGGCAGCTTTCGTAATGAGCGTCCATTTCGCGTTGCGAATGGCAGATGTCCGTCGGAACGATGCCGACGCTGGGCGGGCAGTCTTCAAGAAGTTCGGTCAGCCGATCTAATCGTTCTTCGAAGGGGATATAGGCTACCAGGTCGAACACGTTGAATGATAACGCCAGACTGTCGGCGGTCGGATGCGACGTGCGAGCCGCGCCGGCGATCCGGCGAAGCGGCATTCCGTGACAATACAATTCGCCGTCGAGCACGACGTGCGGATGAGCCAGGAAAAAATCGGCCAGCACTTCGTCGAGATGGGGCAGCGAGACAAACCGGTCACCACCTCGTGCGAAAAGCCCCGATGATTTTGCCAGACAGCGCAGGCCATTGAGTTTCGGCTGAACGAAGACAGGAAAATCGAGATCGCCGTTCCAGTCTTTGGCGAGCATCGGCCCGCACCGGCGAACAATCGGTCGCGCTGCCGGCCTCGCCAAGTGTTCGACGACCGCTCGTGTCACCAGTTTGCCGGCGTCGGTGATTTCAGATTGGGATTCGGACTGCCAAATCGGTTCCATGACCGCAATTTAGCCGACTTTTGCCACGTTGTGGGAGAAATCGGCGGCGGTGGATATCCCGTAAACCATTATAAATGCTAGTGAAAAATGACCGATACCCCCAGCAAAACCGAAACGGCGCTGCTGGCGCTGGTCGCCGCGCTCGCCGCCGCGTCCGAACTTGAAGGCGCGCCATTGCCGCCGCCCGAACGCAACAACGATCTGGTCACCCAGATGGTCGCGGATGAGAGCAACACGGCGTTGCGGCGCTATCTCAACGTCATCGACGGCGATCGCGGCACCGCCGACGAACTGCTCGGCACCGACTTCGGCAATGTCGCCGGCTTCGACTGTATCCAGCAGCCGCGCGTCGAATTCGCCGTCGCCGGCGGCACCAGCGCCGAGCGCGAGGCCGCCTTTGACGGCATGAAGCGCGCGATCTGGGATGCGCTCAAACCCGCTGTCGACGGCGATACGCTGACTTACCTCGGCGGTGCCGTCGATTCTTTGGTCATGCTCGACATGTTGCCGCCGGATCAGAGCTCACTCGCCCGCAGTGGTGTGCCCGGCTGCAAGGGCTCCGATTTCCTGTTGGCGCTGTCGTTTACGTCGACGCGTCCGTTCTGATCCGGCGCACCCCGCCAAATTTTGAAGGACCACGCCCATGATGACGGCTCAGCTTCCGCGCGGCTCCAATCTCGAACTGTTCATGCTCAAGCAGTCGGCGTTCAAGACGCCGGCCTCGGGCAACTATCTGCGCGTGCCGGTCTATTCCTACGGCGCCGTCGAGACCGCGCCGAACGAGGACGATCCGCTGCTCGGCCTCACCAAGACCAACACCCGCGACATGACCGCCGCCGCGCCCGGCCTGCCGACCACCCAGGGGCCGATCGTCGCGCCGCTCGACTTCTCCTATCTGCGCTACTGGCTGGAGTTGGCGTTCGGCGCGCCGGTCACCACGGGCGCAGCCGGCGACTTCGTCCACACCTTCGTCTCGGGCGGCGCTGTGCTGCCGGCGGCGACGGTCGAGCGCAAGATGGCGAAAAGCAGCGGCTCGATCCTGCTGCAGACCATCGGCCTGATGGTCAACACCATGCAGATTCAGGCCTCGCGCCAGGCCGGCTACGCCCGCGTGTCGATGGATTGTGTCGGCTACGGCGAGGAACCCCTGGTTTCGACCGGCGCCGGCACGCCGGAAGACCTCGAGGCGCGCGACCCGGTCGCGGCCGCGCTCGGCGTCTACAAGATCGCCGGCAGCGCGGCCGAGGTGCTGGAATGCAACCTCACCTATAACAACAACCTGCAGCCGCTCGACACTATCGGCGATGCCAAGGGCCGCGTCGGCGGCTTCGACATCGGCGATGCGAGCCTCTCGGGCACGCTGCGGCTGCGGCTGCGCGACACCACCTTGCAGGCGGCGGCCATCGCCGGCACCACGCATGCCGGCGAACTGCTGTTCCAGAAATCGGCGACCCGGCTGCTGTCCTGGGCCATGCCGATCGTGCGGCTGGAACGCACCGGCATTGCCAACGAAGGGCCGGGCTTCATCGACGTGACGTTCAACCTGCGCGCCGAGCAGGACGCCAGCGGCGCGGCGTTGACGGCGACCCTCAAGGGCGGCGTCGAAACCTTCGGTTCGTAAAGGCAACCATCATGGCCGTTCGTCTGTCCAGAAAAGCCCCGCTGCATACGCCGCTGCCGCTGCCGGGCGGCATCGTCTGGCGGCTGCGCCGCGCCAGTTCGATCGATGCCGAGCAGGCGCGCGCCGCCGTGACGCGCATGCTGGCCGGTGTCGCCGACGGGTCCCGCCAGATGGAGACGCTGCACCAGGTGTTCGGCGGCCTGTTCGACATCGACGCGCCGCTTGACGGCGACCGGCTGGCGGCGCTGTCGACCTTCCTCGCCGATGTACAACTGGCCGTGATCTGCAGCGACGGCTGGGAGGGTGTGCTGGACGACGGCGGCAGAATCGTCGTGGAGCCGGACATCGGCAGCGTCGCCTTGCTGCTGGCCGATACCGGTCTGCGCGAAAAGGTGCAGGAGCGGCTTTACGCCACCATTCTCGACATCGAGCAGGAAAAAAAAGACTCCGGCGGCTCGCCCGTTGGCGCGGCGGCGGCGGCCAGCACACCTGCGCCGACTGCCGGGCCTGCGGCGAGCCCTGTTCGCAAGGACTGAGGAATCCGGGCACCGCGCCGCCCGCCGACGATGACGATCCGGGCGGCTATTGCCCCGAAGTTGTCTTTGCGTTGCGCACGCCGGAAGGGTTGGCGGCGCTCGCGGTGTTGTCGCAGCCCGGCGTCTGGAAACGCGCCGGGCTCGCTGGCGGTCTGTCCGGGCTCGACGTCGCCGAGGCGATGGCGCGGCTGCCGGATGGGATTGATCGCGATTTCGCGCGTCGCCTGCTGACCGCCGCCGAAACACCCTGGCTCGCCGCCGCCTGGGAAAAAGCCGAAGCCGAGAAACAGGGAGAGTAGGTTATGGCACCGCGCTCCGCTGGCAACGTCGCCGTCCGCTTTTCGGTCGAGAATGCCGAGGTCGTGCGCCAGGCGCTCGGTCAACTCGGCAAGGATGGCGAGAAAGCACTCCGGCAGTTCGACGCCGCGGCCCGCCCGGCCAACGACAATTTCAGGGTTTTCAACGCCGCCGCCGCCGAGGGCCGCGCCGCGATGGCGCAGTTTGCCTATGCCGCCGGTCCGGCCGGACGGATCCTGCTCGGGCTCGGTCCGGCCGGGCTGATCGCCGCCGGCGCCATCGGCGGCGTGGTGCTGGCGCTGAAAAAGGGCATCGACGCCGCCGGCCGTTTTGCCGACGAAATGACCGACCTGCGCGACAAGGCCAAGCTGATCGGCGTCACCACCGACCAGTTGCAGGGCATCGCCGATCTCGGCAGCGAGTTCGCGCTCAGCCAAGAGCAGGTCAACAAGGGTCTCGAGCGCTTCGCCGGCGCGCTGGAAGACGTCCGGCGCGGGCAGGGTACGTTCTTCGATCTCGCGCTCAAGATCGACCCGGCGCTGACGCGGCAACTGGCCAGCACCAACAATCTGTCCGACGCGCTCGAAATCCTTGCCAAGCTGTCGGACAAGGCCGGTCAGTCGCAGGCGCGGCTGGCGCGCGAGGCCTTCGGCCAGCGCAATTCCAATGTGCTGTTGCTGGTGCAGGGCATCGCCGCCGCCGGCGGCGTCGACAAGGTCACGGAGGCCTTCAGGAAGTCGGGCGACTCCATCGACAAGGATGTGATCGACAAGGTCGCGCGGCTGAAAACCGAAATCGACGATATGTCGGGCGACGCCGCCCGCAATCTTCAATCGATTTTCTCCCCCGCGCTGCTCGAAAACCAGCGGACATTCGTCGAACAATTCCGCGACCTGACGCGCTATATGCGCGAAGTCGCCGACGAAGCCAGAAAGGGCCAAAGCCAAAACGGCGAGACGGGGTGGTTTCAGTATCTCTTTGGCGGCGGGTTGACCGGGCTGCCTCCGGGGTTGCTTCAGGAGGCGATGCGCAAGGCACGAGAAGCGCGCGCGCGCAAAGAGAATGGTGCACAGCAAATCGATGAAAGCGGTTTCAGCGGCGTTGGTTTGCCGACCGCCGATGTGCCGCTGCCAAGTTCGCGGCCAGCGGCGCAGGCCAAAGCCGCACCCGCCAATCCGCAGGTCGAACTGGCGATCTATCAGAAGACCGTCAGCGCGCTCGGCGCTGCCATCACGCCGGCCGAACAACTCAAGCTGAAGGAACTGGAACTGGCCGCCGCGGCGGAAGCCGCGGGCGTCAGTCACGACATCGTCAACCGCGCGCTCGCCTCCTTCAAACTGGCGCAGGATCAGGCTTCGGTGTCGACCCGCCAGCGCCTCGGCATCCTGACCGAAGAGGAACTGCTGCACGCGCGCCTTGCCGAGGTGCAGGACTGGCGCGCCAAGGGATTCATCAAGTCCGACGCCGAAATGGCCGAGGCCGAGCGCCTGGTGCGCAAGGAGGTCAAGGAAACGGTCGACGCCCTCAACGTGCGCCGTTCGGCGACGCCGAACCTGACCAAGCTGACGCAGGACGCCGCCGACCTGCGCGGCGAACTCGATCAGCAACTGTCGGGCGCCCTGCGCGGCGCGACCTCCGACATGTGGGAGATGACCAAGGGCACGCAGACGCTGGCCGGCGGCCTCGAAAACCTCATGGACAAGTTCGCCGGCGCCATCGCGCAGGCGATTTTCTACAAGACCGTGGTCGGGCCGATCGCGGGCGCCGTTTCGAGCGCGATCACGTCGCTGGTGCCGGGCGTCGGCGGCGGCGCGATCGATACCAGCATGCCGTCGCTCGGCGGTGCCGACATGGCGTTCTCGGCCAAGGGCAACGTGTTTCATCCCTTCGCCAACGGCGGTGCCTTCACCAACGGCATCTTCAACCGCCCGACCATGTTCGCGTTCCGCAATGGCGGTGCGACGCGCCTTGGCGTCATGGGCGAGGCCAGTGACGAGGCGGTGATGCCGCTCAAGCGCGACTCCGGCGGCCGGCTCGGCGTCGAGGCCACGATGCCGAACGTGTCGGTCAATGTGGCGCCGCAACTGAATTTCCAGGTGATCGACCGCGTCGGCGTGAAGGTGCAGCCGTCGCAACCGCAGCCGAACGGCAAGGGCGGCTTCGATATGAATGTGCTGATCGACAGTTTCGACGCCGCGATGGCGCAGCGTCAGGCCGACGGCACAGGCAAGCACGCCAAGGTGCTGCGCGACCAAGGTGTCAGCAGGGTCTACCGATGACTACAAAAGCATGGCCCGAATCCATTCTCGGCCGTGCGGTGCTGCGGCAGGGCTTCGAGCAAAACCCGCAATCGGCGATCGAACGTTTCGAGGCCGATTCCGGCCTGCCGCGCGGCCGGCCCTACAACACCAATCCGCTGGTGCGCATACCGTGCCAGTTCCGGTTCAGCGAATTTCAGTTTGCTTTCTTCAAGGCCTGGTACAAGGACGTCGCCAAGTTCGGCGGGGCGTGGTTCACCATCTATCTGCCGATGGAGAACGTCACCTACCGCGAAGTCCTGGCGCGCACCGTCGGCCAGCCGAAATATGTGCCGCGCGGCGCGAATGGCACCGTCGTGCAACTCGAATTCGAGGCGCGCGACTCGCAAATCTATCCCGACGGCATCGTCGATCTGGTGCTGACCTTCGGCGCCGAGGGCGTGCAGCAGATGGACGCCGCGCTTGAGGGCGCCACGCTCCAGCCGGCCTTCGTGGAATGGGCCGAGGGCTTCGCGGCATAGCGCGGAGTCGACGGACACGACGGAGACGGCGATGCCGGCCACGCTCAGTGAGGTCGAGCTGGAGGCCTATGCCTCGGCGTCCGGCGACAAGATCGTCATCGAGACGCTATCGTTCTATTACGACGGGCTGGTCAACGATAACGACGAGCCCGCCGAATTCTATCTTTTCAACGGTGACAATGCCGCCAGCGTCACCGAGGACGGCGTACCGCTGTTGCCGGCGCGCATCGAAGCCGGCGCGGACCGCAATGCCGGCAGCGTCGTGGTGTTTCAGGGCCGTCCGTTCACGCTGACACCCGCGCCCATGAATACCGATGGCGTGGTGCTCGGCGCGCTGCAGGTCGATAGCGTCGGACGCGAAATGCACGATCTGCTGAGCGCCGCAGCCAAAGGCGGCAAGGCGATCTACGTTACGTTCCGCCGCTACCACCATGGCCACGAACTCGACGGCCCGCTCGACTTGCCGCCGCAGGTGTTCTTCCTGCAGAGCGCCTTCGGCGACAACGACTCCGTGTCCGGCCAGCTCGCCTTCATCGCCATCGGTAACCGCGCCTATCCCGAGGACGCGTACCGGCCGGTGCCGTTCACCACCCTGCAATGGGCCTGAGACGGGGCGCGCGCCGATGCACGTGGGCGGTCTCGCTAAGTCCGGTAAACCTTACGCCGCGCTCGGGCAAGGGGCCGGAACGTTTCGATTGTTTCGGGCTATTGCAGTTCTGCTGGCGCGAGCGGCTGGGCTGGGATGTGCCAAACGTTCTCGAGGATGCCGGTGCCGCCTTCCGCGCCGTGATGCGCGACGGCGGTTACGGCGCGGGCGGGTTCGCGGCCTTCGAGGTCGACGTCCCGGCCGAATTCGACGCCGTCTACATGACCGGTGCGCTGCTGCCGCATCACGTCGGGCTGTGGATCGCGCCGGACGCGCACGGCGGTGTGCTGCATGCAAGCGAAGGCGCCGGCGTGGCGTTCCGGCGCCGCGGCGCACTCGCCCTCGACGGTCTGCGCATCGTCAAGATTCTGAGGATGCGAAAAAATGGCGACGATCCACATCCTGTCTAACCTGCCGTCGACCGCGCCGCTGCAGGCTGCGCGGGTCGAGCGGCGAAGACTGAGATTGTCGACGATCGCGCGCCGCGCCGGGCTCGATCCGCACCGCACCGCCATCATCGCCCAGCGCAACGGCCAGTGGGTGCGCCAGCGCCGCCGCCGCAAAGGCGAGGCCGACTGGTCGAGTACGCTGTGCGGTCCGGAACGATGTCGTCAGATTCTACATCCTGCCGGAAAACGAATTACGCCGAATCGCCCGCACCATCGCGACGATCGCGGTGGTCGTGCTGGCGGTGGTGATCGCCGGTCCGCTCGGTGGCGCTGCCGCGCTCGCAGGCGCGATCGGTGTGAGTACCGCTGTGGCATCCGCCATCGTTATCGGCGGCGTCTCTCTTATCGGCAATTACGCCATCAACGCCCTGTTGCCATTGCCGCGCCCCGACGCGCCAGGCCTGTCGTCGTCGCTCAGCAGTGTCGACGCCAATTCTCCAACCTATGCCTTCACGGCCACCTCGCAGCAAAACCTGGCGCGGCTGGGCGGCAAGATACCGGAGTGGTTCGGCTATCACCGCGTCATCCCCGACCTGGCGGCGACCGCGTGGTGGGAATGGGTCGACGGCAAGCAGACCCTGCGGCAGACCCTGTGCTGCACCAAGGGCGAACTCGACGTCGAGAAGGTCGATCTCGGCCGCGTGCCGATTACGGTCTATGAGGAAATCGAGCACGAATTTTTCGGACCGAACGAAACCGCCGACCTGTTCGAGGCCAATGTCTATCAATCGCCCGACGTCGGCACCATCGAACTGGCGGCGCCGAACGATCTGCTGCCGGGCGATGACGGTATTTTCGGTCCCTTCGTCACCGTGCCGGCCTTGCAGGCGACCGACCGCATCGGCATCGACGTGTCGTTCCCGCGCGGCCTGTTCACACAGAACGGCGACGGCACCCTGTCGCCGCGAACGGTGCAATGGCGGGTCGAGGCCTGCGAGATCGATGACGCCGGCGCCGAAACCGGATCGTGGTTCACGGTCGCCAACGAGACCTTCAACGCCACTCCCGGATTGACCAACGTATCGACGCCAGAGGCCGGCATCACCGGCGCCTTCATGGGAGGTGTCTACGAGGCCGCCAACAAACTGAATTCGCCGCTGACGGTGTCCTACCGCTACACGCTGGCGGCATCGGCGCGCTACCAGGTCCGTCTGCGCCGCCTCGACGACAAGAGCACCTCGGCGCTGGCCGGACACGATCTGGCATGGTCGGGCCTGCGCGGCTTTCTCGGCGGCGGCGATTTCGGCGACGTCACGATCCTGCAGATCGCGATCACCGCGACGGCATCGGTCAATTCCAGCAATGCGCGCCAGATCGCCGTGACCGGCACGCGCAAGCTGCCGGTCTGGGACGCCGAGAACGAGGAATGGACGGCGCCGCAGCCGACGCGCTCGATCGCGGCGGCGTTGCATCATGTGATTACCGGACTCAACGGTGGCCGCCAGCCGGAGAGCAATTACGACCGCGACGGTCTGCTGGCGCTCGACGCGATCTGGACCGCGCGCGGCAATTATTTCGATTACTACTGTTCGAGCGTGCGCGGGCTGTGGGAATTCCTTCAGACCATCGCGCTGTGCGGCCGTTCCGTCGTCTACCGGCAGGGCCATCGCATTCGCTTCCATCGCGACCAGCCGCAGACCATGCCGGTGACCGGCTTCTCGCGCGAGAACATCGCCCAGCACAGCCTGCGCATTGAATACCGGCTGCCGTCGCCGGAGGACAACATCGACGGCATGGAATTGAAATATTTCGACAAGCGCACCTGGAACTTCAACACCCTGCGCAAGGCCTTCGAAGGCGACGGCGTGCCGCAGCGGCCGCTGTCGCGCCAGCTCGACGGCTGTACCGAGATCGCGGTGGCGCAGCAGGAACTCGATTACTACGTCGCCGACTATCTGCTGCGTCCGATCCTGGCCGGCTTCGACACCGAACTGGAAGGCGGTTATCCGTCCTACGGCGACCTGGTCCTGCTGCAGCACGACTCGCCGCGCTGGGGCCTGTCGGGCCGGGTCATCGAGTGGGACGCCGACAACCTGGCCGTCGATCTGTTCGCGGCGCCGATCTGGGATTTCGACGACACACTGGCCAACCCGGCCGACAATGGATGGTTCGCGCGCATCCGCGACCGGCGCGGCCGCCTGTCGGCGCAGGTGGTGATCGTCGGACAACCGACATCGACGCGCATCGTGCTCAACAACGCGCCGGTCTACGACGACGGCTCGCCGTTCGACTTCACATTCTCCGACAACGAATTGCCGCACGTCATGTTCGGCAAAAGCGGCGACGAACCGGTGCGCGTGCTGTTTCGCGAGATGACTCCGCAGCAGGGCTATCGCCGGTCAGTCAGGTGTGTGGTCGAAGACGACGCCGTTCACGTCAACTAAGCGCCGGAGACACTTATGCCGAACGTGCTCGACGACACCATCCAGGCCGCGGCCGATATCAAGACCAAGCGCGACCAGATAGTCGTCGATGCCGCGGTCTTGCGTGCGGTGGTGCAGGGGCCCGCGACCGGCGAGACTTCGACCGTCGACAGCGGGGGCGAGGCCGGCGACATCAAGACGCTGGCGCGGGTCATGGCCGAAGCGGCCGGACGCGTCGGCTTGCAATACCGTTTTGCCGGCGCGGGTGATACGACGGCGAACCCCGGCGCCGGCAACATCGTGGCCGACGACGCCGACTGGGCCGAGGTCGGCGAGATCGCGGTTTCCGCCGTCGACATCAACGGCCTCAGCCAGGCCGGTGCGCTCGCCGACGCCGACAAGTCGACGACATTGCTCAACCGCGCGCAAATCCTGATCCAGCCGTTGACCGCCGGCGCAACGGTGGTTCTGCGCGTCGTCGGCGCGACGGTGGCCGGCGACGGTTTCTACCGCCTGGCGGTCGCCAAGCGGTCGAGCGCCGGTACCATCGCGGACAACGCCGAAGTCGGCATGCTGATCGTGCCGACCGGCGACCGCGGCGGGAATAATTATACCGTCAGCGGCTGGTTTCCGGGCGACGCAATGCCCGCCGGCGGCGAGCAACTGATCCGGCACCGCTGCGAAACCGACGTGCTGATGGTGGCCAATTTCGCCGGCTGGTCGATCACGACCAAGACACCGCCGGACGAGGATGCGGTCTATACGGTGCGTACCTATGCCGACATCGACGACGAAGTTGGAACTGTCAAAGGCACGCTGACGATTGCCGAAGGGGAAAAGAGCGCAACCGGTTCGGGCGCCGAATTTACCATTCCCGACGGCGTGTTCTTTTCCGTCTGCGCGCCGGACCCGCCGGTGACCGGCATTTCCGATCTGCTTGTGGTGTCAACCGGCACGCAGGTGATTGCATGACGTTCAAACTCTCGCCCGAGCGCCAGCGCGCCCTCGAGATCATCCGTTCGGTCAACCCACAACAGGCCGCCGCGATCGAACGCGCGCTTGCGCGCGCACCGAACGTCGAGGCGCACACCGCGATTCCGATCAAGGTCACCATCACGCGCCGTTTGGAAAAGTTCGACGGCGAGTACCGTCCCGGCATGATGCCGGTCGAAATCATCACCGACACCGAAACCATCGGAGGCTGACGCCCATGAAAAGTATCTCGCGCGTGTCCGGCAATGACGGACACCAATCCTACGATGTTGGCGACGCCATCGAGCGCGACAGCGAATGGCACCGTCGCATGCTGTGCAACGGCCTGGCCGAGCCGCAGGACGACGCCGCCACGAAGATCGCCGCCGATCCGGCGCAGCGCGCGCGCTATGCCTCGACGGCCTTGCAGACGCGCGCCCGCGAACTGGCGGGGGATACCGCGCCGGCCGGCAAGAAGAAACGCTGACGGCGAGCCATCATTCCTCGATAACCGGAGAGACCTGCCATGCCGCTCACCAATGCCGGCCGCGACTTCATCGCCAAGGCCATCATCGACGACAGTCCGACGCCGTTCGACAACACCAACGCCTATATCGGCGCCGGCGACAGCACCGCCACCTTCGCGGCGGCGCAGACCGACCTGCAGGCGTCCACCAACAAACTGCGCAAGGGTATGGAAGCTGGTTATCCGCAGCGCACCGGCAACGTGTTGACCTTCCGCGCGCTCTTCGGCACCGGAGAGGGCAATTTCGCCTGGGGCGAATGGGGTATTTTCAACCACGCCAGCGCCGGCGAAATGCTGTCGCGCATCGTCGAGTCGCTCGGCACCAAGGAAAACACCCAGAGCTGGCAGTTCACCGTCGACATCACGGTCGCGATCGGCTGATAGATCATGGTCGATCAGGGTTGGGGTGCATATGGCGAGTTCGCTTATGGCGAACACGCCTTCGACGGCGTCGCGTCGTCGCCGATCACGTCGAGCGACGGGCTGACGCTCGACGTGGCGGAAAGCGCCGACGTGCTGGCAACCCTGCTGCGCGCCGACATGGTGACGGTCACGTTGGCAGGGGACTCCGCGCTTGCCGCGGCGCTTGCACGCGCCGACACTCTCTCGACGGTACTGACGGAGACGACCGATATTCTGTCCGCACTGGAACGCGCCGACAACGTCACGCTGCTGGTTGCCAATGAAAATGCGGTTCTTGCGCTGCTGGTCTCCGACGACGAAACCGCGCTGGTGCTTTTCGACGAGGTCGTCGGCTCAATTCTGGCGGCCCTGACGCGCACCGACACGATCCATCCGATGATCTACCGCGTTTCGCGCGGGCAAGGCTTCGGCGCCTATGGCGAATTCGCCTATGGTGAGCACAACGACGACACCAATCTGTTGCCGCCGCTGCGCGAGCGGTCGGACATTTTCGCGCGGCTGAACCGCACCGACATGGCGTCCATCGACCTCGTCGAAACGCCGGAGATCACAGCGGCGCTGGCAGCCCTCGATACCGTGATTGCGCTTCTCGACGAAATCCCCGGCCGCGCCGAACCGCGCCTGTCGCGCCGCATCATCAACATTATCCGTTACTGAGGACCAAACGATGGGCAACCGATTTTTTGATCTTCGCGTCGCTTTTACCTCGCCCTCGACCGGCGACACCGGTCAGATCGCCGTCGGTTCGCGAATTGGCCCATCGTTCAAGCTGCCGGCAGAAACCAACATCGCCGACGGCGACGAGCCGCTGTTCGTGTGCCAGCAAGGAGACGACTGGATGGAAGTCGTGTTGTCCTGGGATGAGGGTTCCGGGGCCTTCGATGTGCTTGAAGTGCGGCGCTCCTGGATCGATCAGACCGCGGGCGCCACCCGCATGGATTTGACAAGCGGTTCCGAGTGGCGCTGCGTCTATCCCGATCCTGACGATTTCAAAAAGCTGTTCCTGCGCACCGACATCGACCAGAGCGCGCTGCTGACTTCGGCGCGGCGTGCGCAGGCGCTGGCCAATCTAGGGCTTGACTCGCTTGACCTGACGTTGGCCCAGCAACAGATGTTGCTCTCCGATGCGCTCAACCAGGCGGTGTTTCTCGCCGGCGAGACCGCAGACCGGCTTTTCGCCGACAGCTTCGATGCGCTGACCTATGTCGATACCGGCGCGGCGACCAATCTCGACAGCGGCTCGGCCGGACTGTTGAAGCCGGCAAATGTAGCCGGCACGCTGATCTCGCAAGCGACGGGAACGGCGATCGGCAACATGACGTCAAACGGCGGCCTTGCCGCCGCCTTCGACGGCACGACGAGCCAGGCTCTCAGCGCGTGCGCCACTCTGGCGTCGTCAAACGGTTATGTCGGAAAAAACTACAGTGCGTCGCCGAAGCAGATCGGCAGCGTCACCGTCAACGGCTCCAGCGACAGCGGCATGGACGGCACGGGTGCCGCCAGCAACATCACGCTGACGCTCTATGGCAAGAACGGCGGTGCCCCCGGTTCGGCGACCGACGGCACGCCTCTGGCGACGGACACCTTCGTCGACGGCAACGGCAACACCAAATCCCTGACATCCAGCGATCAGACTACCGCCTGGGATTATGTCTGGGTGCGCGTGGCTTCGAGCATTTCCGGTACGGTCGGAGTCGCCGAGGTCCGGTTCTACGGACCCGGCTTGCCCGGCGATCTGGCGGTGACGTCAACCGCGCTGACGGCGGCGAGTGCGCCGTCCTCGGCCAAGATGACGGTGCGCGTCAATGAATTGGACGCTCTCACGGAAAATACCGATCTGATTTTCTCGATGTCGCGCGATGGTGGTTCCACCTGGACCGCTTTTGTGATGGAGAGGAAATACACCGGCCCGAGCGGGCTCGCAGTGTGGCAAAGCGCCGAACTCGATATCTCTGGCCAGCCGAGCGGCACGTCCGTGAAATGGAAGGCGGCCGGCGCCAACAGCAAGGCGTTCGAGCTGCACGAAGTGCGGCTGTACTGGAAATAGGGCATGCGCCGCTAGGGCGCATGCGGTTCAAGGCTGTCGGGGGTTTTCGATCAACAGATGGTCGCCGCGATCCGTGGCGACGACATGATCGAGATAGCCCGACGTGTCCGTATCGAAAGCTTGTTTGATTTCGTCGAGGACGTTTCTGTTGTCGATGACGCGAATTCCGCCGGCGTCGTTTTCAAGCCGATAGCCTTCGCGCAATAGCGGAATGTGGCGCATGCGTTTTGACGGAATGAGGTGCCGCAAAGACGCGATGTAATGCTCGGCCTGTGGCTTGACGATCTGCATGACCAGCCTCCTATAGGCCTCATTATAGTTGAAACCGGGCACCGTTCAACCCCGGCTTGTTTCAGAAATATCGCCTGTAAATCAAAAAATTGCGGCTGGCGGCCTGAGTGTCGCCGGCTCGCATAACCGTGGGGTCATTCGATGCCCCTGCAAGTCACCGCCCAGGCGATGCGCGATCTGCTGCCGCGCGCGCCGCAAGCCGTCATCGATGCTTATGCCTCGCCCGAAGGGCAGGCTGTACTCGACAGGGCCGGCATCACCGAAACGCGCACGCGTCTGTCGGTCGCGATCAGCCAGGTGGAGCATGAGTGCGCCGGCTACACGATCAGGAATCTGACGGAAAATATCAATTACAGCGCCGAGGGTGCGGCCAAGGTCTGGCCCAGCCGAGCGCCGGGCGGCGCCGCCCAGATCAGGGCAAAGTTCGGCACCGCGCCCGGCTGGCAAAAGGTGATGTTCGACGAGCATTATGGCAACCGCATGGGCAACCGGCCCGGCACCCGCGACGGATCCACCTTCATCGGCCACGGCGGGCCGCAATGGACCGGTCGCGACGGCCACGCCGCGCTGGCGCGCATCCTGAAAGACCTGATCCCCGGCCTGGGCAGCCTGTCCGCCGAAGATGCCATCGACTACGCCATCGCGCACAAGTACCAGCCGCAGGTGCTGGCCGCTTTCTGGATGTGGAAGAATCTCAATCCGGTTTGTGACGTCGGCGGCTTGCGCGCCGTGACCAGGCCGTGGAACGGCGGTTACATCGGCATGGCGGACCGCGAAGCCAAGCTCGCCGGCAACGATCCCGTGGTCGCGCGCATGAACGATCGCCGAACGCGTGATGCCGGTTGCCAAGAACATGGCTGGCGGCCCGTCGACCAAGGAACCGCCCAAGGGCGTCATCGACGCGGCGACGGAAAAGGAACGCAAGGCGCGCGCGGCCGGCGCCGGAGGCGCCGTAACGGGCGGCGCTGGCGAGGCCGCCAAGACCCAGCCCGGCACCATTCAGGTCGACGACGCCATGCTGCCGCCGGTCGTCACCTATTCGCTGATCGGAGTCGGTGTCGCGGTGATCGTCGTCACCGCGTTGCTGATCGCCCGCAAGCGCTCGCTCATCAAATCGAACTGGTTTTGAAACAACCTCCCGGAGAAATCGTCATGCCGCACCTCGTCATCACGCTCGCCGCCGCCGCCGCCGTTTTCTATTACGGCTATCTGTTCTACACGAGCTACCAGGCCATCGCGGCCGAGCCCGGCGCATGGAAGCCGTGGGAACGGCTATGGGCGGCAGGTCATGGATCGGCCACCAAGCTCTGGGCGCGCGTCGTCGGTATGATCGCCGCCGTGATTTCCGCCGGCGCGGGCCTCGCACCCATGCTGGGCGCGCCGGAAGTGTCGGACTTCATTAAAGCCAACTTCGATCCGCAGACCGTGACCATCATCATGATCGGCATCATGGCGGTGACCGAACTGGCGCGGAACCGGAGCGCGTAGAATGCTCGCCGCATTATTCGCGCCCGCCGTTATCAAGGCCATCTTTTCGACCGGGGCCGGCCTGTTCGAGAAGTACCAGCAGAAGCAAATCACGCTGGCCGAACTGGCCAACCAGCTTTCCGTCATCGCCATGCAGGAGGCGACCAAGGTCGAACAGGCCAACGCCGAAATGGTCGCCAAGACCTATGCGGCATTTTCGGAGGTCCTGAAATTCTCGCCACTGGTTCGCATCGTCTATGCCGTCGTCACCTTATCGCAGGCCTTCGTGCTGGTCTGGTATCAATGGGCTGTGCCGTTCATCGTCTGGAAATACGGCGGAAGTTTTCCGCCGGCCAGCGATGTGTTGCTCGAATGGTGCTACGGACTGCTGGTGCTGCTGGTCGGCGGTGGAGCGGTTGCTATCAAGCGGCCGAAACAACCGGGAGTGAAAGCATGACGGCGCAGCATCAAACACAGCGGGCGGAAATCGACACCCTGAAGGCGCGCGTTGCCGTGCTTGAAGGCCGTGGGCCGCATGTCATCGTTCGCGGACCGGTACTGACGCCGCGCCAGCAACACATTCAGAACGGCGGCTCGAACTGGTCGTGGGACCGGCATTTGCGGCGTGCCGGTCGGTCGCCAGGGCGGTGATGACGGCCGCTTGTGACTTCGACATGCAACGGGGGTGACGATGACGCCGGAACTTGCGATCCAGCTCGGCGCGTTGTTTGTCGCGGTGCTCGGCATCATCCTGACTGGCGTCCGGCAGCTCAACGCCACCGAGCGGCGGCTGGCCGACAAGATTGTCGTTCACCAGCAGCAGATGCAGCAGGCGCTCGACGAGAAGGTCGGTGCCATCTACCGGGAAATTGAAGCCGACCGCCGCCTGGTCGGTGACAGCATCCAGGGTGCGCGCCAGGCGATCACGACACTGGAGATCAAGGTGCTGGAAACATTCGTGCGGCGCGATAGCTTCCACAAGTTCCTCGATACCATTACCGAGGCGCGGCAGTCGTTCGAGAACGACATCAAGGAACGGCTGAGCGAGCTGCAGCGCAAGATGGACCGGCTGGTCGAGCGCGACGCCAAGCGCGCGCCATAGGGCGCCGTCACCCTTATCCTCGTCCCAACATCAAGGAGGTCCGATGCTGCGCATTTCCGCCGCGATCCTGCTCGCCTGTGCTTTCGCCGTGCTGCCGGCGCTCGCCGCCGAGGCCCGTTCGCCGGCGCAAGCGATCATCTTTTGCGACGACCGCGGCTGCCGGCCCGACGTCGCCACGCCGGATCGCCGATCCGTCACCGACGCCAACGGCAACCGCGCCGCCTTCGGCGGCATGGTCGACGCCGCCGCCTGGTCGGCCGGCGTGCCGGCGCACATCGCGCATGCGGTGGTGCGGATGGAAAGCAACTATAACCCGCGCGTGCGGGGCGCGGCCGGCGAATGGGGCATCGGGCAGATTTTCTGCGCAACCGCGCGCGGCGTCGGCTTCTCCGGCCGCTGCGGCGACCTCGCCGACGCCGGGGTGAACCTGCGCTATGCCATGACCTATCTGCGGCTGGCGATCGACAAAGGCGGCGCCGGCTGCGCCGGCGTGAGCCTGTACAACCTCGGCGTCGCGGCGCGCCCGCGCTGCACGGCCTATGGCCGCACCGTGATGCGGCTGGCGGGGCGGTAGCGATGGCAAAACTGGTCAAGCTCGATAAACACTATTATCCGCGCGGTGGTCTTGGCCACTGGTGCCCCGGCTGCAACTCCGGGCACGAGATCGCCGTCGATGCCGCCAATCACTCCGGTGCACGATGGACATTCGACGGCAACGCAGAGCGTCCGACGTTCAGCCCCAGCATCAACATTCGGGTCAACACGCCCGATATGAAGGGCTACCAGCCGGACCATCCATCGAGCGTATGCCACTATTTCATTCGGGACGGTCGCATTCAATTTCTGGGGGATTGTACCCACGCCCTCAAGGGACAAACGGTCGATCTGCCGGAGATCCCGGACGGCAAGTATCTGACGTCCGAGCGGCTATGATCTCGCCGCAAGAGTCCTACCGCCGCAACAAAGAGCGCGCGCTGAATCCTCCAGTCAAGACGCGGCGGAAAGTCGGCTATGTTGGCGTTCCGGCCGTATTCAAACTCGAACTCGCCTGCCGCCAGATCAACGAGGCCTTCGGCGGCGGCCGTTTCGGACAGTGCTATCTGGTCGGCTCGGCGCTGCAACGCCCAGACTGGCGCGATATCGACGTTGTCTGCATCCTCGACGACGTCGCATTCGCCGGTTTGTTTCCCGGCGTGCATGAGCCGGGCGGCTCACACGGCTATTTTGAGCACGATGCCCGCTGGCTCCTGATTACGATCGCACTCTCGGACTGGCTGACGCGACAGGTCGGCGAACCTGTCGATTTCAAGTTTCAGCCAATGACATTCGCCAATGCGCGCCACGATGGGCCGCGGGATCCATTGGGTTTTTACTATACGCGTTGACTGAATTCGGCGGCGCGCCGCGCCGCCGTCCGAGGTCGGGACCTATCCGTTCGGCGGGGTCCCGGCGTCTGAGGTTCTTGAACCTCTTACCTCCCTTGACTGGGCCCGGCTCCCCTCGCGGGAGCCGGGCCTTTTTGGCGTTCAGGGCGCAGGGCATGAGGCCGTTCTGAAATTTCCCGAATAAGCCTTTTGTTTCAGGGGGTGGTCCGGGCGAATTTGGCCGTTATTTTCGGAATGTTTGCTGATATATATAGCCTGCCGCCCGGATTTTGATTCCGCCATTCGGAGGTTCGATTCCTCCCGCCCCAGCCAGGTTGTTCAGTTATTTCCGCGCCTTAGAAGCGGGCTCAATATCCATTCTGAAATTCGTCAGCCCATCATTCTGAAATTCCGTTGTCGCCTTGTTCGCCAGCACATGGGCGTGGCGCTTGCGGGTGGCGGCCAGCGCGCGCTTTTCGGTGCGCTTGGCGTAGCCGTCATAGGCCTTGCTGGTGTGCGCTGACAGCGCGCGGCCCTGACCGTCGGTGAGTTCGGCTTCCTCGAGTTCGGTCATGCCGCCGTGACGGCAGGCGTCGAGCGTGAAGGTCGACGGCAGGCCGATTTCGGCGCGCATTTTCTGCACGATCTTTTCGAAGCCGCTGAAGGAATACAGTTTGAAGAGCGGCGCGGCATCGCGCTGCCGCCGCGACGGCCTGACCTCGCGCAGGATCATCGGCACGCCGCGGCGCGGCAGCTTCGCCAGCACCGCTTCGGCTTCATCGTAGAAACGCACGACGCCGCCGGCGGTGGATTCCTCCAGCGGATGCAGGACCATCTTGCCGGTCTTGTGATGTTCGATCCTGATCCACGACGGGTGCTGTTTGCCGCGATAGTCGGGCCAGCCGATCTTGCCGGCGAGTACGTTCTCCGGTCGCTGCAGCCATTCGTAACAGATCACGGCCGCCGCCGCTGGCTCGGGGCGGTCGCGCTCGATACAACCCCAAGCGAAGGCATAGACCTGGTCGCGCGTCGCCGCCGGCTTGGTTTTCTTGACGCGGCGGGTGAGCGCCACGCCCGCCCACGGGTCCGGCACATCGCGATTGAATTCGCGCGGGTGCAGGCGGTGGACGACGCGCCATGCCTTGCTGCACAGCTTGACAGCCTTTTCGGCCTGCCGCCCGCGATTGCCTTTGCCGCCCGGCAGGAAATAGTCGACGTAGAGCTTGTCGGCGCTGGCGGGCGTGATCGCGCGCACGTCGCGGTCGCCGAGGCGGTCGCCCTTTTTTGTCACGATATCGGCGACCATCAGCATCGTGCGCTCATAGTCGGTGCGCGATCGCGGCGAGACCTTTTCGAGATAGGAGGGCGAGGATTTGTAGGTGCGGAACAGCCAGTCGACGGTGCCGACGGGCGCGAGCGTTTCGAGCGGCACGCCGTGGCGGGATTGCTCCCATTCGTCGAAACGGACGTTGAGCGCTTCGGCCCTGCCGCCTTTGCCGTCGGTGCCGCAGGCCGCGACATAGTCGTCGCCGAGCGGCTGGCTGAGATTCGGGCAGCCGAGCGCGCGGTAGTATTTCGGGACGTTGAAATAGTAGCCGGCGCGCCCGCCGGCGAGGGGCTTTTCGATGACGTAGCGGGGCAGCGGCCGCGCCACCATCACAAGTCGTGGACGACGTCCGGCACGGCTGCGGGGCCGCCGGGGGAAATCGTCCGGTCCAGATCGTCGATCAGCCATAGTTTACGCCGCCGCTCTACAACCGCCGGCGGCGGGTACTCGCCGCGCCGCCAGCCCCGCAAGAAAGCCTCAACCGAGCGCTCGCCGCAATAGCCGGCGGCGAGTTCCGCAGGCATTCTGCGGGGCCAGCAGCCGGCGGGAATGACCGGTGGGGTGATCGGGCGCGTCATCGGCTCATGCGCCAGGCAATAAGGGCGAGGATGGCGGCGGGGGCGAGCGACCAGAGCATGAGGGTCATGGTGACACCTGCTGATCGCCGCCGCGCCGGTAGTGTCTGGTGAGCCGGCGGTGGCCGCCCTTGACAACGTCCGAGACCGCGAGGCCGTCGCGCTCCAGCGTTTCCAGCACGATGCGGACGGTGCCGGGCGCCCATTCGCCGGCAAAGAACGCATGCACGTCGGCGACGGCGAGGCCTGGCTCGGTCGGGGTCAGAAGCCGCAGCACCTGCGGCCGCAGCAGCCGCAGCGCGGAGGATGGCGGGCCGCTCATGATCGGTGCTCCCGCCGGGCGGCGGCGGCGTTGTACCAGCCGACGACCGAGACCGCGAGAAGATCGCCGGTCATGGCGTTGCGCCAGCGGCCATCGGTGAAGCGGCAGAGAAAGGGCACGACGTAGCCGCCGCGGCCGTCGCGCACCATGACGGTGACGCGGGCCTCGGGCTTGGGCGCGCCTTCGGTGACCCAGACCACCTCGGCGCCGTCCGCGCCGGCCGGATTGAAAAGGTCGGAATTCCGATGTTTTCGCTGGTGCTGGGTGGGCGTGATAGGGGAGGCATGGCTGGCGGTGGTTTTTTGCACGGCGGTACTCCTGCGACATAGGCCGCCGTCTTCATCGAGAAACTGTGGCGTGCTACAAAAGGGAATGGCGGCGGCGTGCTTGCACATCGCGCGCCTAGCGCGACGACTGAAAAGTTGAGAGGACGATCTATGCCGCCAGACACGATGCTGATCGTGGGTGCTCTGGTCGCGCTGCTGGTCGCGGCCGTGATATTCGAGCGGCGGCGCGGCGACCGGCGCGCCGCATCCGGGGCGCCGCCGGTGGGCGACATCGTCGCGATCATCGACGAGGACGTGGCCTTTTCGGTCGGCGGCATCATCGCCGTCGTGATGCTGGTGCTGTTCAACGTGGCCGCAGTCTTCGCCTGGTACGGTGCCAGCAACGTGTTCCAGCAAGGTACTGCGGCGCTGGTCTGGGTCGGCTGGAATGTGCTCTGGGGGACCGGCGCGGTCATTGGTCGCAAGCGCCGCTATGTCGTGCGGCGCATCCCAGCAGGGTCCGAAAAATGACCGCCTTAATGCTGGCACCCGTGTTGAACTGGGCCGCGTTTCACGTGAAGTAATGGGATTAATCTTTACCATTGTGGTAATATTAGTTCCACAAATGGCAATCAAAGGCAATAGCCCCCCGGGCGATGCGAATGCGTCCGCGCCGCCGGGGTTTATCTGAAATAGCCGGAGAACTTCGGTCCGCCGAGGGTCAGCCGGTGCGCAAGCGGACCGTTTTAACGACGGTGCCCCAGATCGTGACTTTCTCGTTGTCGACGAACTGGGGCTGCTCGAAGCTGGCGGCGTCCATCGTCATCGTCATCAGGTAAGGCGGCTGATATTGCCGCAGCCGGGTCTTGGCGATGCCGGTTTGCAAATCGACGATCTGGGCCACCACGATATCGCCGCGCACCGGCGTGACCGTTTGATCCGCCAGGACGACGTCGCCCGGCAACAGGCCAGCCAGTTCGAGTGCGCGCGAATGAATTCGCCAGCAGCCTTGGTTCGGGCCCGATTCTACGCCTTCGAAATGGTCGCCGCTTTCCATTTCCTCCTGCGCATGGTCGGTGAGGGCAAACGGTGCGTCGGGATCGTTAAGGTTCGGCGGCGCGACACCGAAGGCGCGCGCGATCGCGCGTAGCTTGGTCTCGGACGGATTGAATTCGTAGGCGGTGTCGAGCCAGCGATAGAGGGTTGAGGGCGACATCGGTGGCTGGGTGCGCGCGGCAATCGCCGGCACTTCGACGCCGAAGCGGCTGCGGATGTCGTTGATGAACCGCACTACGATTTCGCGCGCCGCTTCCGACTGTCTGGAGGTGCCGACAACCGGGCGGCTTTTGCTCAAGGTCTGCATGAGCGGAGAATGCAACATCGCGGTTACCAACAAGTCTCGCATTGCCGGGGTTGACGGTCCCGATTATGGGGCCAACAATGCGAATCATGCAACAACTGATTCGCATTCATGCAATCAAGTTCCGGGCCGACGCGCTGCGGCTCACGATGGCCGATTTGTGCGCCAAAGCGGCCCCGGCGGTCTCGCAAACCACGGTTTCGCGGTGGCTCGGCGGCGCCGGCGGCGCCAACGTCGCCACCTATGAAAGCAATTGCGAGCGGCTCGAAGCCGCTCTGATCGGCCTGGAGCGCGTCGAACTGGCGCGGCTGGCCGCCCTGCATCCCGACATGGTGACCGTGAACGCGCCTTCGGCCGGGGGTGCGTATGCGCTTGCCGCCGCGGCGGGCGCGGCGCTGCAAGCCGGAGATCCCCACCCATGACCGCGCGCTTCACATGGGACGACGCCAAGGACCGGATGCTGTCGGGCCTGTGGCTGACGACCGAGCCGGACGCGATCGCGGCGACCGTCGGCTGCGGGCGGCGCTCGATCTACAAGCGCGCCGGCGAACTTAATCTCGGCCCGCGCGATCCGGCACAGCGCGCGCTGTGGAAGGGCGAGAAACCTTTCGACCGCCGCGTCGTGTCGCTGGCCGCCGTCACGCCGCTGCCCTGCTGCGACGATGTACCGGCCGACTATCTCAAACCGTTTGGTGCGACCGCGGATGAACCGGCGCGCCGCATTGCCGGTGGCGACGGCGCGTTGCCCGCCGTCGCCGCCGGCTTTCATTTTTCCGGGGGACATAGATGAGCCAGGCAAAGTGGCCGACTTCGCCGGCACATGTCGTCGGTTTCGACAACGGCGCTATGGCCGGCGATGCCGGCGTCCCAGAATCCATCCTGCCGTTGCGAAGGGTGTCACATGCGCGCGAGTTGTGTCCGGCGACGACGGCGCGGATCTCCGGCGGGTGCGCCGACCGCGCGTTCTGGCTGGGCGTGAAACCTGCGCGCGACGCCGCCGAATTCATCGACGATCCCACGCCCAGCGAAGTCTACGGCGAACCGCCGCCGCCACCCGATACCGATCACGCCTGGCATCCCCGCTCGTTTCGCACGCCATCGCGGGCGGCGCAGACTCGCCTGCGCGCGCCGCACCTGCTGATCCTGGCGGCGCTGATCGTCGGCATGATTGTCGGGGCGGCGGCCGTCGCGCTGACGCGCCCCGAGGGGCCGTCGCGCTTCGGTACCGATCTCTGCGATCTCGCGGGCGACGCCGACCTTCCGATGCTGAAGCGGTGGTGGCGATGAGCGCACGCTGCATCCTCACGATGGCGAACGGGCGCGGTACAAACTTGCGCTTTCCGACGCCGGCCGACGTCGACATCGAGGTCTATGCCGAGCATATCGCCAAGGAGCCGCGCTTCAACGGTGCGACGCCGGGCGTGATCTACAATGTCGCCGACCACGCCTGCCGGGTCTACGACCATCTGCTGGCAACGACCGACGATCTGCTGGTCGCGGCCTATGGCCTCGTCCACGACAACAAGGAAGGCGCGATCAAGGACTGGACGACGCCGCTCAAGAATGCGATCGCCGAGGAAATCGAAGCCGAATGCGGCGTGACCGCGCCGGCGATCCTGTCCTGCCTTGAACGTCTGGAAGACCGTCACGACGCCGCGATGCATGCCGCGCTCGGGCTGCAATGGCCGCCGCCCGCCGGCATCAAGGAGATGGTCAAGGCGGCCGACCTCAAGCTGTTCGTGACCGAGTGGCGCTCGCTGATGCGGCACGCCGACGGCACCGTGTTCGACCATCCCGACTGGGGCCGCTACGCCGATATCGAACAGCTGCCGCTTCCTGTTATGCCGCGCGACTTCAACGCGTCGCGGTGGGATTATCTCAGCCGTTGCCGTGTGGCGCTGCCGCTGTTTGCCGGCAGGACCGGCGGCCTCCCGATCACCGATCTGTTCCCCAGCCTGCGGAGCGCCGCATGACCGCGCGCCTCTATCTCGCTGGGCCAGGCGTGTTCATGCCGAACGCGGCGCAGATTCGCACGACCCTGCTCGGTCTCTGCCTCGACCACGGCTGTGAAGGCCTATGGCCGGGCGATAACGACGTCGACGCCGACGACGGCGTCGCGATGGTTCTCGATCAAAAGCGCCTTGTTGCGCGGGCGATCTTCAACGCCAACCTGCAATCCATCAAATCCTGCGACGCGGTGGTCGCCGATATCTCGCCGTTCCGCGGGCCGCATTGCGATGTCGGTACCGCGTTCGAGATCGGTCTCGCCCTGGCGCATGGCAAGCCGGTTTTTGCCTACAGCTCGGCGCTGGCCGCCGCGCCGCCCGAGATGCTGCGGCTGATCGACCGCGTCTGGTGCGAGCGCGCGCCCGACGGACAATGGCGCGACGCCCACGGCCATATCGTCGAGGACTTCGACCTGGCCGACAACCTGATGATCGGCTGCGGCGTGCGGGCGGTGGTGCCGACGCCGGACAAGGCCGTGCGCTTGGCGGCGGAATTTCTCGGGCGGGGTGCGGGCATGAACGTCGTCAACCTCGCCAACGCCACCCCGGGCGCGCCGCAGTCGCGCACGACGCCGCATAACATCGAGGCCGAGCAGGCGCTGCTGGGTGCCATCCTGATCAACAACGAGGCCTTCTACCGGGTCTCGGATTTTCTCAAGCCCGAGCACTTCCTCGAGCCGATCCACCGCGAGCTGTTCGACCTGTGCGGCAAGACCATCAACGCCGGCCGGCGCGCCACGCCGGTCACGCTCAAGACCTTTCTCGCCGCCGATCTCGACATCGGCGGCATGACGCTGGCGCAGTATCTGGCGCGGCTCGCCGCCGAAGCCACCACCATCATCAACGCCGAGGATTACGGCCGCACCGTCTACGATCTGTCGCTGCGCCGCGCTTTGATCGGGCTCGGCGAGGACATGGTGAACGCCTCCTACGATGCCGCGGTCGACTCGCCGCCGCGTTTGCAGATCGAAGAGGCCGAGCGCCGGCTGTACGAACTGGCCGAGACCGGCCGCTACGACGGCGGCTTCCAGCCGTTCGCGCAGGCGCTGACCGCGGCGATCGACATGGCCGCCAACGCCTACCAGCGCGACGGCCGGCTGTCCGGGCTGGCGACGGGGCTGGCCGATCTCGACCGCATGATGGGTGGACTGCAGCCGTCCGACCTGATCGTGCTGGCGGGACGCCCCGGCATGGGCAAGACCGCGCTCGCCACCAACATCGCCTACACCATCGCGCGCGCCTGGCGCGGCGAGGTGCGCGCCGACGGCCACATGCACACGCTCGACGGCGGCGTGGTCGGGTTCTTCTCGCTGGAAATGTCGGGCGAGCAGCTCGCCACCCGCATCGTGTCGGAGCAGACCGGCATCCCGTCCAACAAAATTCGCCGCGGCGATATCCACGAACAGGATTTCGTGCGCATCCGAGACGCGGCGGTCGCATTGCAGACTTTGCCGCTCTATGTCGACCAGACCGGCGGCATCGCGGTGGCGCAGCTGGCCGCCCGCGCCCGGAGGCTCAAGCGCCAGCGCGGCCTCGACCTGATGGTGATCGACTATCTGCAGCTGATGCAGGGCTCGGCGCGGCGTTCAAACGAAAACCGCGTGCAGGAAGTCACCGAAATCACCACCAAGCTGAAGGCACTGGCCAAGGAACTGAACGTGCCGGTGATCGCGCTGTCGCAGCTGTCGCGCAAGACCGAGGACCGCGAGGACAAGCGCCCGCAACTGGCCGACCTGCGCGAATCCGGCTCGATCGAGCAGGACGCCGACGTCGTGCTGTTCGTCTATCGCGAGGAATATTACCACGCGATGCACAAGCCGATGGAGAGCGACCGCGACAAATTCGCGGCCTGGCTGGCCGAGGGCGAAAAGGTGGTCGGCAAGGCCGAGGTCATCATCGGCAAGCAGCGCCACGGCCCGACCGGCACCATCGACCTCGCCTTCGACGGCGCCACCACCAAGTTTTCCTCGCTGGCGCGGGAGGACCATCTGCCATGAGCGGTCAAGCGGAACTCGGCACTCACATGCGCGATGCCCTGGAACAGATGAGGAAAGACGAGATGGCTGACCGGTCTGAAATGCAGACGTTGAAAAAGGCCGAAGCCGCGCACGCCGCCGCCTTTCAGACCATGAACCGCCGCCAGCGCCGCGCGCAGGCGGCGCGGGAAAGGAAGGCAACATGAGCGCGCCCGCCACCCACACCGATTTCGGAATCCATGCCGCGGCGCTGATGGCGCTGGAATTGTTCGACTTGGCCTCGCGCCGCAGCGGCCGGACCACGGCGGTGCTGGCGCAGGCGGAACCTGGCGATCTGTTCCTGACCTGCGATGAACGGCATGCCCGTCGCCTCGAAAGCGAATTGCGGGCGCGGGGTGTGAACGGCGTCGTCGTGTCGCAGTGCCGGTCCATCGCCGAACTCGACGAGCGTGTCAGCCGTGAGAGCGGCAATCCGCGGCGTCGGCGCATCCTCCTCGACCACACCGTCGTGCAGCTTCTGTACCGCGAGGCGATCGAGAACACGGCGCATTCCATCGCCCACCTGACCGGTACGCCGCCGGCGAAGCCGGACCTTGATCCGGTGTCGATTGAAGCGGCCGTGCGCCGGCGCGGAGGGTGGACGTGATCGACATCGCCCTCATCGTTGCCAGCGCGCTGGCGACCGCCCTGCTGATCGCGGCGGCTTCGGTCGGCGCGCTGTTCATGATCTGCCTCGGCGTTCTCGCCTGCGGCCTGCTGCTGGCCGGCGCGGTGGCGGCGCTGGCGCTGGCCGCCGGGAGGGCGCGGGTATGAACGCACATATTTCGCCCGGTCCAGCAACCCACACCATCCTGGCCAAGGCCTATGCCGCCGAGGCGCGGCTGCCGCGGCGGCCAACCTTCCTTTTCGCGGCAACGGTGACGCTGTCGCTGTTGACATGGGCCATCTCTGCCGCGTCGCCATTGGCGCCGCTCGCATTCATCCTAGCCGTTTGGCTGGCCTTGATAAACGCCGAGATGATCCGCCTGCGGCACAATCTCACGGACACCATCCGCACCATCGGAAACAACGCCATGCGCGTCCCGCTCGCCGTCGAGCACGAGGCGGAAGCCTGGCTCGCGGGAGGGAAGCTGTGAACCCGACCGGCATCGAATGGGTGAAAAACCCGGACGGCTCGAAGGGCCATGTCTGGAATCCGCTGCGCGCCCGTGACAAGGAAACCGGCAAGCGCGGCAAGCATTGCGAGCCGGTGCATGACGGCTGCAAGTTCTGCTGGGCGTCGGCGCTCAACGCGATGGACGGCGAGCGCGGCGGCACCGGGCTCGATTACAAGCCGGGCAACCGCGACAAGGTCGACCTTTATCTTGACGAAAAAACGCTGATCGCGCCGCTGAAAAAGAAAAAGCCGACGCGCGTGTTCGTCTGCTCGATGACCGATCCGTTCGGCGCCTGGGTGAAGCCGGAATGGCTCGACACGATGTTCGCGGTGATGGCGCTTTGCCAGCAGCACACCTTCATCATTTTGACCAAGCGACCGGCGGCGATGCGGGCCTATCTGGCTCAGGCCATTCTACAGATTCATGCCTGCGCCCTTGTCATGTCGGGTGGAGATTATTCCGGCTTTTCGTGGCCGCTGCCGAATGTCTGGCTGCTGGCGTCGTGCAGCGAGCAGAAAGACGCCGCCGAATTCGTGCCGATCCTGCTCGACACGCCGGCAGCCAAGCGCGGCGTGTCGCTGGAGCCGCTGCTCGGACCGATTGATCTGAAGCATCTCGATATCAACGGTGACGGCGAAATGGATGCGCTGTCTCCGGGCTCACCTGCTGAGCATTGGCGAGACGCGTGGTGCCCCGAGGTAACAGGCCTCAGTTTGAGTGAGTGTATCGAGGGATTCGAAGATTGGGGATTTTCGTATCCGCCAAGCGAAATCCCCATGCGGGGTCTTGACTGGGTCATCGTCGGCGGCGAGAGCGGGCGCAAGGACCAGGCGGTGCGCCCGATGCATCCGCAATGGGTGCAGTCGCTGCACGACCAGTGCCGCGCCGCCAACGTGCCGTTCTTTTTCAAGCAATGGGGCGAGTGGCTGCCGTGGATGCAGTTCGTCGCCTCCGGTGTCGAGGATGGCGATCCCGCCGAGTGCACGCGCTTCCCCACGATGGAATGGGAGAATGGACGCTGGTGCGACGCCGGTCACCCGAGCTGGGTCGATTCCGCCGACGGCGCCATTGACGACTCCGAATGCGTGGGTCGCGTCGGCAAGCGCCGCGCCGGCCATCGGCTCGACGGCGCCGAACACCGCGCCTGGCCGGAGGCGGCGCCATGACCGCCAGGGTGTACAAACGCGTCGGCGAACCGGCGGCCTTCACCCGCGACACGCTCGCCTTCATCCGCGAGCGCGCCCGCAGCCAGACCGCCGAGACGGTGGCGGCGCTGCTGTTCTGGGACGTGGCGCGACTCCGGCGGGTGTGCCGCGACCACGGCATCGAGATCGCGTCCGCCGACGATGCGCCGAAACCGGCCGCGCCGCGGCCGCGCGCGATCTATGAAAAAAACGGCATCCGCTTCGATACGGGCGCACACAAGCTGGCCTGCGGCAAAACGGCGGTGACGCTCGCCGCCGACGCCTTCGACCTGTTCGAATACCTGATCGAGGTCGGCACGCGCGCGGTGCGCAAGCGCACCGCCGCCGATCATCTGTTCGACGACGACATTCTCGATCTGCGGCGGACGCGGCTCGACGCCGCGATCGACGCGGTGCGCGCGGCCGCGCCTCCGCTCGGCTGGCAGCTGGTTGTGATGCAGGACGAATTCATGGTGCTGGCGCGGGTGAGCGCCGCTGACACGGAGGGCAAGACATGACCGAAGACATGACCGCCGCCACGACGGAAACCATCCAGAAAGAGCCGCCGCTGATCGGTACCGACGGCAAGATCGGCAACAACGTCCGGGAACAGCTCAAGTCGATCGTCGAACGGGTCGAGCGGCTTGAGGAAGAAAAGACCGCCACCAACGAGGATATCAAGCAGGTTTATGCCGAGGCCAAGGGCAACGGCTTCGACGCCAAGGCGCTGCGCACCATCATCCGGCTGCGCAAAATGGACCCGGACGAACGGCGTGAGCAGGAGACAATCCTCGACACCTACATGCACGCGCTAGGGATGCTGGGTGACGAAGGCGCCCGCGCGGTGGTCGAGGAAGAAGCGGCGCGCCGCCAGCGCGCCGATGTCGACGGTTGACCATGCATGCCCGCAGCCAAAGCCATGCCGACGCCGCTCACCGACACCATGCACGAGATTGTCATGGTGCTGGCCGGGCGGCGCTTCCGGCTGGCCTCGGAGACACAGACGCAGGCCGATATCGCGGCGGCCTTCGCCGCCTGCGGCATCGCCTTTGCGCGGGAACATCGGCTCTCGCCCAAAGACCGGCTCGATTTTCTGTGCGGCCGGGTCGCGGTCGAGGTGAAAACGCAAGGTGCCAAGATCGCCGTCTACCGGCAATGCGCGCGCTACTGCGAGCACCCCGATATCGACGGGCTGATCCTGGCCACCAACATGCCGATGCGCCTGCCGGCCTTGGTCAACGGCAAGCCCTGCGCGGTGGTCAATCTCGGCAAGGCCTGGTTATGAAGCTCTTCGGTGCGCTCAGCCACGACGCCGCGCGCCGCGCCTGGGTCTATGGCGACGTGCCGCCGCATGTGGCGTTGCGGCTGAAGGCCAATTTCCCGAAGCTGCCGAAGCAGGCGGTCGCGCCGTTCGTGTTTCCCGACAGCGACGAGACCCGCGCCGACCTGCACTGGTGGATCAAGCGCTATCCGCCCGCGATCTCAGCCGCCGACAAGGGCCTGCTGAGGCACGGCGCGCTCGATTACGAAATCAAGCGCGACGCCATCGAGCGCATCATGCTGCCGGACTGGCAGCCGTCGGCGCCGGCGGTGTTGAAAGACGGCCAGGCCCTGTGGAAGCACCAGGCACAGGCGGTCGAGATGGCGCAGCGGCTCGGCCAGCTGGTGCTGATCGACCCTGCCTCGGCCGGCAAGACGCTGACCGGCATCGCGGCGGCGATGAAAAAGGAATTCCTGCCGGCGGCGGTGGCGGTCGAACCTCACCTGCGCACGCAATGGCGCGACAAGGGCGTGCGCCAGTTCACCAACCTCGAACCGCACATCGTCCGCTCGACCACGCCCTATCATCTGCCGAAGGCCGATTACTACATCTTCGGCCATACGACGCTGGCCGGCTGGGCCGATGTGGCGGCGCAGGGCGTGTTCCGGTCGTTCATCGTCGACGAATGCCAGACCTTCCGCACCGGCGATATCGGCGACGACTATCGCCCGACGACCCCGGCCAAATACGCGGCGGCGCGCGTGTTCGCGCAGCACGCCGCGCTGCGCATGGGGCAGACCGCGTCGTTGATCTACAATTACGGCAGCGAGACGTTTCCGATCATCGACCTGTTCGCGCCCGGCGTGCTCGGCAGCCGCCTCGACTTCCAGCGCGAATGGTGCAGCGGCCGGCTGGTGAGCGACCCCGACGCGCTCGGCACCTATCTGCGCGAGCGCCATGTGTTGCTGTCGCGCAGCGAGGAAGACATCGGGCGCGAACTGCCGAAGCCGAACGTGATCCCGATCGAGGTGCCCTACGACCACGACGTCGAGGCCGATCATCTGGCGCTGGCGCGGACGCTGGCCATGCGCGTGATGGAGGGCAAATTCGGCGCCAGCGGCGAAGCGGCGCGCGAATTCGACCGGTTGATGCGGCGATTGACCGGCATCGCCAAGGCGCGCCACGTCGCGGCCTATGTGCGCATGCTGATCGAAGGCGGCGAGCCGGTGGTGCTGGCGGGCTGGCACCGCGACGTCTACGACATCTGGCTGAAGGAACTCGGCGGCTTCAATCCGGTGATGTACACCGGTTCGGAATCCACCAAGCAAAAGGACGCCGCCGCGGCGGACTTCATCGCCGGGCGGTCGCCGCTGTTCATCATTTCGCTGCGCTCCGGCGCCGGCCTCGACGGGCTCGAGGGCATCTGTAACACGATCGTGTTCGGCGAACTCGACTGGTCGCCGGGCGTGCACAACCAGCTGGTCTGGCGGCTGCGCCGGCATTTGCAAAAGCGATGGCCGGTCAACGCCATTTTCTGCCACGCCGACGGCGGCGCCGATCCGGTGATGATGGCGACGCTCGGCATCAAGGGCGACCAGGCGCGCGGCATCGAGCGGCCCGGCAGCGGCGTCGAGAACGTGGTCAGCGATGCCTCGCGCATCAAGGCGCTGGCGCAAGCCTTCCTCGAACGGCAGGGGGCGACGCTGCAATGACCGACCGCCCGCAACGCCTGTGCTATTTCAACACGCCCGGCTGGGACATGCAGGTCGTGTCGCGGCTGGTGAACGGTTTGCCCGGCCGCAAAATTTGCGGGGCGACCAACTTCGCCAATCCCTACGACGCCGACAACGGCGCCGGGACCTCACCCCATCTCCGCGTCCAGCTGTTCCGCGACATGCTGAACAATGCCGACAGCCGGCGCGGGCGCTGGATCAAGGACAACGTCCACACCCTGCGCGGCTTCAACCTATTCTGCGTCTGCCGCAAAGGGCTGCCCTGCTCGGGCGACGTGCTGATCGAGATGGCGAACCCGGTCTGCGACACAATGGAGGGCGCGGCATGAGCGACATCTACACGCTGGTCCTGCACCGCGACAACGCCCGCGACGCCGCGATCAATGTGTCGCAGACCGGCAGCGTCGCGAAAGCATTCTGGCTGCCGCGCGCGAAAATCGAGTTCAAGCAGACCGGCCGGTTTTTTCAGGAACGTATCGGCGCGCCCAAGCTCGCCGTGGTCGAGGTGACGGTGCCGGACTGGCTGGCGCGCAACGAGGGGCTGCTGGCATGAGCCGCGACTTCATCCGCAGCGAACAACGCTCGGCCGCGCATGGCGGCATGGTCGCGATCTACCGGCAGGACGTGCCGTGGCAGCCGGCGCCGCAGGTGTCCGCCGACGCCTATGGCGTGACGCTGACCGGCATGCACGCGGTGGCGTCGCGCGAAGCCTTGAACCGGCTGATGTCGGCGATGGAGGCGGCCTGGTCGGACCATCTGGTGCTCAGGATGGTGGCGGCGAACGCGACGCCGTCGGCGGCGGAACCGGTCGCGGCCACGATCGGCGACAATGTGCTGGCGCTGGCGCACGGCAAATCGCGAAGCGAGCAGGGAGGGTCGAGCGTATGACGACAACCGAAGCCGTAACCCGCCCGCTCGATCCGGCCGACATGGACGCGCTCGCCGCGGAACTCGGCGCCACCCAGGCAGAGGCCGCCGCGGCCTGGTTTCATCCTTACGCCAATGCCTTCCCGTTGATGCCCTTGGCCGAACAGGATGCGCTCGGCGCCTCGATGGAGGCGACCAAACAGCGCGAGCCGTGCGTGATCTACGAAGGTAAAATCCTCGACGGCCGCAACCGCTACATCCAGTGTCTCAAGCGCGGGCTGACGCCGCGCGTGCGGCCTTACGATCCCGACAAGGACGGTCCCGACCCGATCCGCTTCGTCGAAGACCTCAACCTCAACCGGCGGCACCTGACGGCCTCGCAGCGGGCGATGGCGGCGGCCGAGATGGAAACCTTCCGGCAGGGCCGGCCGCAAAAAGATCGGAATTCCGACCTTTTCGCCGGGGAGGAAATTGCGCCGGGCCAGACGCGCGCCGAGCTGTCCGAGCGCTTCAATGTCGACCGCAGCACGATCGCCGATGCCGCCCGGGTGCGCGACCAGGGCACGCCCGAATTGCGCGAGGCGGTCAAATCCGGCGACATCGCCGCCGACGCGGCCGCCAGCCTGACGCTAGCGCCGGTCGAACGGCAAGCCGAGTTTCTGTCGACGCTGACGCGCGGCGAGGATGGCCGGCTGACGCCGGAAGCCGCCAAGGCGGTGCGCTCACTCGCCAAGGAACTGCGCGATCAGAAAACCGCCGAGAAAAAGGAAAAGCGCGCCGAACGGGAGCGCGCGCTCGGCGGCGACATCGCCGCGATGCCGGACGAACAATACGGCTTCATCGGCGAAGACCCGGAATGGAACTTCAAGGTCTGGTCGGATGAGACCGGCATGGACCGCGCCGCCGACAATCACTATGCGACCAGCGCCGACGACACGCTGCTGACCGAACGCGCGGCGGTGGTGGCGAAGCTCGCCGCGCCCCATTGTGTGCACGGCATGTGGACCACCGACCTGGCGCGCGGCATCGACGCCCAGCGCGCGCGCGGCTTTACGCCGAAGAGCTATTTCGTCTGGGTCAAGACACTCAAGGACATCGCGCTCGACGATGCGCGGCACGCCGCCGTTGCCGCCGCGCTCGGCCTGTCGATCGAGGCGATGCCGCGACGGATCCTGCTGCCGGCCGCCGCGCCGGGACTCGGCTACTGGAACCGCGACGAAGACGAAATCCTGCTGATCGGTACGGTCGGCAATCCGGTGTGCCCGGCAATGGGCGAGCAGGGCGGCTCGGTGTGGTACGAGCCCGAAGCGCGAGCATTCGGTCAAGCCGGAAATCTTCTACGCCTGGGTGCAGAAACACTTCGCCCATACGCCGCGCATCGAACTCAACGCCCGCAAGCGGCGGCCGGGCTGGCAGGTCTGGGGCAATGAGGTCACGCCCGCGCCGCGCGCCATCGTCGACCTCGAGCGCGAGGCTTGCGCGCGCGGGCTGGTCGACGAACACGGCATGGTGCGGACGTCGCCGACGTCGGTGGTGGGCTTCGACTTCGTGACCGAAGCCGAGTGGCGGGCGCTGCTTGAACACAC